TTACCTTTTGGAATGACGCCATAAGTGCGGTTCAATTGGAGAACGATCCTGCCATAAACCAAGGCGTTTATTTTGGGCAATTTGTTCGGCTTGGGCATAAATGGGTGTCGTCGCATATTGTTTATATGCCCAGGCCATGCCTTGTTGCACCATGATTAAATTGACATTTTGCCCTTGGGAATTATATACCGTAGCTAACGTGCGATGATAACGATCTTCTCCTGTAACCGCCAGTTTGACATGTCGTTGGTGAATGAGTGAAGCGAGTCGTTGACGAGATTTTTTACCGAAAGGTTGGTTATGCTCAGGGGCGTCAATTCCGGCTAAACGTACTTTTATCTGTTGGTTATTTGTGGTTAGGCAGCTAAAGGTGTCGCCATCAGTGATGCCTACAACACGACAAGTAAGCGTTTTTGCCTGAAGTGTAAAAGAGAGTAGCAACAGTAGAATGCAGAAAAATCCTTGTGGCATAATCATTAGCACATTAAAAGTGCGGTCGTTTTTCTCGGTAAACTTTAAGCGGAAGGGAAGATTCAGTTACAAAAAAAGCTGCGTTTTACCGCAGCTTTCATTTTTCAGAAACTTATTATTGGTGCCTAGGGTCGGCAATAAGTTCTTAACTGCTTCAATGAGTTGCATTACATCAATCTCAATTATTTGTTCCATATTGTATATTAAAAATATATTAAGGCCTATTCTAAACTATTTTTTGTTTTTGTGATATTCATCAAAAAAAAGATCTGATTTTTGCGTTTTCTTGCGTTGTTTTGCGTTGAAAGATCTGAATAAAAGGATCTCAAGGGCGCTATATCTGAAAAGACTTTAGCGAGGATCGCATTTTGCGTTGAAATACACACCTTTAGTGCGCAGGCGAGGCGAAGATTTGACTGCGATTTTTCGTATGCGATTTGGGGCAAAAATAGGGGAAAATCAATAGGTTTTTCTTTCTAGGGTATTGTCATTTGATATAATAGCATTGGGCAGTATTAGCACCACACAGCACAAAATAACGACTTTATGGCAATAAAAAGCCCATGCAATAACACGGGCAATTTTTATCTGAAAGGATCTCTATTTTTCTTCTAGCAATTTATATTCGCTAAAAGTGATTACTTCAATGCCTAAACGTTCATTAATTTCTTTTAGCCGTTCTTGAAGTGGAATGATTTCATTCACAAAGAAAACCTTAGTGGCCTTTTCCACATCACCAAATCCACCGGTATTATTTGGCACAATCCCCATTAATTGAGGTGGAACCCTATGCGCGGCCAACACATCATCACGGCTTGCATTCTTAATATTTAAAAAGTCGTCTTTCGATACGGCATCTGAAAGCGGAATCACCTGAAAGCCGTCTTTCTTGCCGTTTGGAATATAAACGAACAGATTCTTAAAGTTGCCGGTGCCTTTAGTTTGTTTGATTTGGTCCTTGATGGATTGAATATCATCCTTATTCTGCGTTGGGTCCGTCATATAAATAATAGACCCTGCGTGCGCACCATTCAGATAATATTTACGGCGGAATAGGGTTGCACTCTCGTTAAGAAATGCGGATTGTAATGCAGCTAAATATTCCGGTACACCATAAATTTCTTGGTTAATGTCAGGATTGATAAGTTGCAGCACGGAACCTTTTTTAAATTCATATTCTTCATAGCCAGTCACGATTTGGAAGAATTGACCTTCATCAACACCAACACGCATATATTTTGCTAAAGGCGATCTAAGTGCAATCACATCACCGAACGCATTCTTCACGACTTCAATGAATGCATTGCCAAACACCAAATAATCCTGCACCAGTTTTTCAAGTTGTGTTCTGGGTAAAAGTGCGGTCGTTTTACAGGTGGAAAGTAAGATATTTTTCTTCACTGTGATTGCACTTTGATGGTGTGGGGAAGCGCCAAGGGCTTTGGCTAAATAGCCCAAATTAATCGGCGGATTATAATATTTTTCATAAACCAGTACAGATTCAAAATAATTCAGAATTTCGGCACGGTCTAGCACCGGAATCGGATCACCAAAACTAAAGGCTTGTGCTGTAGCATTGCCGGAAAGTGTGGTGGTTTTTTTCTTTGATTTGCTCATTGATTCATCCTATTCAAAGGTAAAAATAGCGGATTGGCTTTGTGCGGCGACATCACCGCCCAAGCCGTAAGGGACATTCAATATACAGTTCATTATCGCCCACGAAATGTCACCGTGGCTTGCGTCTTCCGAACGGTCTGAAACATAAGTAATCTTCCCGGTTCCCGTAATGCGTTTTTTCACTGTCATGAAACTGGTTACAATATCATTGTCGCCACTGTCGAATTTCAAGCGACGTTTTTGAATTAGGTTTTGAGTTTTGAGAACCATCTCATTTTTCAGATCGGCGTTATAGTCCAACCCCTGAACAGTCGGATAAAACTTCTTAACTTCTTGGAACACCCCAGAACCCATCCCTGTTTTATCAATCACAATGCGCGACACATTGTAATCGTCACAAAACTGTTTGATTCGGCTTGCCTGTGTTTCGTAATCCATGCCATGAAAAGTTTGTTTGTGCAACACACGATAATCGCCGCCCTCCACGCGTGGCGGAGCAACAATGGCAAGTGCCGCACGGTCGCCGGTAAATGCCGGGTCATAACCCAACCAAACTTCCCGATTGCCAAAAGGCCGTTGATAAAATGGCTTGAAATCGTGCCATTCTTCCAAACTATCCACTTGGCAAAGTTGCAGGTCGGCAAATTTAAAGGCGGAACTGTTATCATCAGCAAATTGGCATAAATATAACTGTTCAAATTCAGCCTTACTGTTTTCTGCAATCAAATTGTTAATATCAAAAAGAGAACAGCCTCCCTCCATCGCATCATAAATACTTACAATTTGTTTCCATTGGCTATCTGCACAAAATTTCCCATTTTTTAAATTTTCATGAGAAATATCAATTTCAACTTTTTCTGATTTTGGTCGATCTCGATTGAAAGCTTTGCCAGAAAAAAAAGCATAAGCCGAATGGGCAATCGTAGAAGGAGTCGAGAAGTAAGTTTGACGATACATTTTTTGAGACGCCATAGCTGATGCGACTTTCCGCATTTCTTCAAATTTAGGGACCCAGAAAATTTCATCAAAATATAAATTGCCGTGGTACGATTGAGCCGTGGCGGAATTAGTCCCCAAGAAAATCAATTCTGCGCCATTGGGCAGTTTGATGGTCTCTCCTTTCAAATCTACATCGGCTGTTTGTTTGGCATAGCTCACAATATATGATCGGAACTGTAAGGCTTGTTTCTTACTGGCAGAAATAAAGATTTGGTTGTGGCCCGTTGTCAATGCATCCACGAAGGCTTCATGCGCAAAATAAAAAGTCGCACCGATTTGACGACTTTTCAAAATATTGCGAATCCGATGTTTCTTGGCATCATGCCAAATCCGTTGATATTGAAACATCCCGCCTAAAAAGCCATTAATCAGTAATTCTTCCTGTTCCTGACTAATAGCGTTTTGTTCAGGTTTGCGACGTTCCCCAGCATTACGGTTTTTCAATTTCGGATTCAGGTCCGTTTCATTTCCCTCACCAAAGGAATATTTTTTCACCCGTGCCATGCGTTCCATCTGGCGGGCAAGTAAATCAATTTCTTTGTAATCCGAACCGCTTTTATTGTCTTTTAGAATCAGCAAATTCAAACGGCTTTCAAGCGTGAGCTCAACCCGCCCGACAGGGGCGAAATCGTCCCATTTTTCCCTTTCCTTCCAACTGGCAATCGTCGAAGCGGGAATGTTTAACTGGCGTGAAATTTCAGCGATTTTATAGCCGCTAAAATACATCACCTGCGCTTGTCGTTTACTGTCTGCCGACACATCCGGCAAAGTCTGTTCAATTGTTTGTTCTTCCATTCGCTATCCTTTCTATTTACCAACGCATAATAGAAAGGCTAAGTGCGGTCGTCTTTCGCCCCAATTTGTGAGAAGTAAAGTAACAACCACAAGCAATAGACCGACTAAAAAAAGCCTTTCAGAATAATGGCAATCATTGAACCCACTCACCAAAAGGAATAGCCAATGGCAAAACAATCAAAATGGTTTGTGGTTGCAACAGAAGGCGCAACAACAGACGGTCGCACAATCAATCGCACTTGGATTGAGCAAATGGCGGCAAATTACGACCCGAAAAAATACGGTGCACGCATTAATCTTGAACACATTAAATGGCGTTATATGTGGAACGATGATCCGCACTCAAAATGCTATGGTGATGTGATTGGTTTAAAAACCGAAGAAAACGCTGAAGGTAAATTGCAGTTATTGGCGCAAATCGACCCAACGGACGATTTAGTGAAACTCAATAAAGACCGCCAAAAAATCTACACCTCTATTGAGTGCGACCCGAATTTTGCCGACACTGGTGAAGCCTACTTGGTGGGTTTAGCGGTAACGGACAATCCGGCAAGTCTTGGCACAGAAATGTTGGCATTTTCTGCCGGCGCAAGCGCAAATCCACTCAACAACCGCAAAGAAAAAGCTGAAAACCTTTTCACTGCCGCGATTGAAACCGAATTAGAGTTTGAAGACGTGAAAGAAAAAGGTTTATCTGTCTTTGCCAAAATCCGCGCATTATTTGCCGACAAAGAAAAAACCGACGATGAACGCTTTGCCGACCATCAAAAATCTATTGAGCTTTTAGCGGAACAAACCCAAAAAACATTGGAAAAATTGACCGCACTTTCCGCCGATTTGGCAAAACAACAAGCCGAATTCGCAGAAATGAAAGCCACCAATGAAAGCATTAAAGCCAAATTCACCACGCTTGAAAAAGCACCGCCCGCCGACTTCGGCAAACGTCCAATCGTTGCCGGTGAAGGTAAATCCGAATTTTTAACCGATTGCTAAAGGAACAACCATGCGCAACGAAACTAAACAGAAATTTAATGCCTATGTGGCGCGTGTCGCCGAATTAAACGGTGTAACCAGTAATGATGTGGCTGAAACATTTACCGTCACCCCAAGCGTAGAACAAAAACTGATTGAAAAAGTGATGTTAAGTTCGAACTTCTTACAGTGGATTAATGTCGTTCGTGATCCGTTAATGGAAGCGGAATTGGTCGGTCTTGAAGTGGCTTCCGCGATTGCAAGCACAACAGACACCAACACCAAAGAGCGCGAAACCAAAGACGTTTCCAAAATGACCGGTCGCAAATATAAATGCGAACAAGTCAATTTCGACACGCATATTCCATGGCCGAAACTGGACCAATGGGCGAAACACCCTGACTTCCAGAAAAAACTGGCGAATTTAACGCAAAAAACCATCGCCTTAAACCTCATTATGATGGGATTAAACGGCACAAGTCGCAGTGAAACCTCCGATTTGTCTTCAAATCCGAAACTGCAAGACGTGAAAAAAGGTTGGTTACAACAAATGCGTGAAGATATGCCGTCTCATGTGATGAACGGTGCAAGTACGCAAAACAAAATCAAAGTGGGTAAAGGTCAATCTAAAGACCACGGCTATGAAAACATTGATGCCTTAGTGCTTGATGCCGTCAACACTTTAATTGATGAAGTTTATGCCGATGACACTGAATTAGTGGTTATCTGCGGTCGTGAAATCTTAAATGATAAATACTTCAACATTGTTAACACGGATTTAAAACCGACGGATGACCTTGCAAGCCAAGTGATCATCTCACAAAAACAAATCGGCGGATTAAAAGCGATTCGCGTGCCGTTCTTCCCGAAAAACTCAATCCTGATCACCCGGTTGGATAATTTATCCATCTACATTCAGGAAGGCTCAATGCGCCGTTTCATTAAGAACAATCCGAAACGCAACCGCGTAGAAGATTACTTGTCGCAAAACATCGACTACAAAGTCGAAGAATACGGTTGTGCGGCATTAATCGAAAACATCACATTCGAAGATAAAGAATAATGGCTGAACGTCTCTCACCCGCACAAATCCATCTTCGTACCGTCTCCGCTGCAGTGGCTCATGCAGCGGAAACCGAAGACCTAAGCGATTTCACCGAATATGAAAAAATGTGTCGCTTGCTTGCCCGTCACCGCAAGGATTTAAAACAAATCCAATCGACGGAACGCAAAGCTGCATTCAAAAAGCAAATTCTGGCTGACTATCTGCCATGGATTGAAGGCGCATTGTCTGCCGGCAGCGGCAAACAAGACAACGTGCTGATGACATGGTGCGTGTGGGCGATTGACTGTGGCGAATATCACCTTGCGTTACAAATTGCCGATTATGCCGTCTTTCATGATTTACGCCTGCCGGAACCTTTCACCCGAACTCTTGGCACCATGTTGGCGGAAGAATTTGCCGACCAAGCCAAAGCGGCGGCAGCGGCAAATCAACCTTTTGAAGTGGCTTATTTGGAACAAGTGCAACGCATCACTGCCGATTGTGATATGCCGGATGAAAGCCGAGCCCGATTATTGCGTGAATTAGGCTTGCTTTTAACCGACAAAAACCCGGAACAGGCACTGGCATATTTAGAACGCGCCTTGGGCTTAAATCAGTCCATCGGTGTGAAAGGTGATATTAAAAAGCTACGCAAGCAATTAAACAAAGCCGATGAATAAGCGGTTTTGAAACCGAGCAAATCACGCAGCCGCGGGGCGGATTAAAAGTGCGGTGGAAATTCCTAGAATTTTTAACCGCACATCATTAATCCTCACCCCGCTTTTTTTATAGGTGTTTTTATGTCAGACGGATCCATCTCCATCAAACTTGCCCCGGATTACGAAATGGGGGCAGTACAAAAACAAGTTGAAGACTACGGGCAAGGCGAAGACCTTGTATTGAACGACCTCTTTTTCCCTCCGCTTAAAATTTCCGATTTTCGTAATCAGGCTCGCCTAGATGGCACAGTTACAACGGCACGCTTAAAAGATGCCTTAATTGAGGCTATTGCTGCAGTCAATGATGAACTGGAGGAATTCAAACAACATAGTACTTCAGAATTTTTTGCAGATATTCCCTGCGCCAAAATCAACAACGAAAGCGTGTTGGTTTATCGCTACCGCCGTGCCGTCACCTGCTTGGCATTGGCAAACCTTTATGAACGCTACACAAGCTACGACACCACCAATGATGGCGAGAAAAAGGCGGAATTGCTCAAAGACAGTATCAACGAATTGCGCCGTGATGCGCGCTTTGCCATTAGTGACATACTCAAACGCCCAAGAGTCGATGCGGAGTTGATCTAATGATAGTTCGCGCACAACAAAACGACAATCTGGACGCCATCTTGTACCGCTATTTGGGCAAAAGTGAGGGCTTACTTGAAATCGCCTGCGAACTCAACCCGCACTTAATGGATAAAGCGATCATCCCCATTGGCACAGAAGTGACCTTGCCGGAACCTGACACCGAAAAAATCAGCGTGGCGCAAGACACCATTCAACTTTGGAGCTGATATGGCTGATTTCAATATTACAGATACAACAAGTAAATATTCATATTTAGGGGCAGGCATGACATCGCTCACGGGATTTATTGCAAACACATTCGGCAACATCAACTGGGCGGATGTGGCATCTATCACAGGTATTATCATCGGTGTCGCCACCTTCCTCGTGAATTGGTATTACAAGAAAAAAGATTTCGAGTTAAAAAAACTGGAAATTGAGGACAAAATCAATGATAAGAAAAGCCGCTAAATGGGCCTGTTCCGTGGTGGTCATTGTCGGTTTAGTGTTGGCATCCTACGGGGAAGAAATTCGTACATCGGAACAAGGCTTATTACTTACCGGCAATGCTGAAGGTTGCTACCGCAATCCGTATCACTGCCCGTCTGATGTGTTGACTTTCGGCATCGGCACCACCGAAGCGGTGCAAAAAATTGACCGTAACAAAACCTATAGCGATGAAGAAATTGCCGCCGCCTTTGCGAAAGGGATTAAGCAAGCAGAAAACTGTGTAAACACTTACGCCAATGGGCACCAAATGCCACAAGGCGCATTTGATGCCTTGGTTTCCATCACGTTTAATGTGGGTTGCGGAACCATGAAAAACAGCACTTTGTTCAAAATGGCGCGCCAAGGTTACAGCAAAGCCATGTGCAACCAATTTTCCCGTTGGATTTATGCCAACGGCAAACCGCTAAAAGGCTTAATTGAGCGCAGAGAAAAGGAGCGTGCACTATGTTTAGCTTCCTGACAAAAAAAGAGAAATGGATATTGCTTATTGGGCCAATTGCCCTTGTGCTGATCATCTTATTCCAAGGTTGGCAGGCAAATCACTGGCACGCCAAAGCGGAGAAAGAATCCCTACTTAAGGAACAATGGCAAAAATCCTATATCGATTTAAACCAATCGGTAAAAAATTTTGCCGAACAGCAGGCGCAACTCACCCAAGCGGTTAACGCTTTAAAAAATCAAAATCAACAACAAACATTGGAGCTAAAAAATGCCCTTAAAAATCACAAAGAATGGTCTGATACTGCTATCCCTAGTGACATTGGCAGCCTGCTCAACAACGCAAGTCATTAAACAACCGATACTTTGCCCAACGGCAGCAGAGTGCGGTCAATTTGCGCCACAAATCCGCACCAATGGTGAACTGGCAGAAGCCTATCAACAAACACAACATCGACTGAACCTATGCGTCATTGAAAACGACAGCCTGAAAAAGTGCATAGAAGAATTTAATAAGGAAACCGCAAAATGACCGACCAATTTGACCGAGCGCAACAACTGGAAGAAATGGCGCGTGAAATTGCCATCAAAAAACACCGCACTTTCAAAGCGGTCAGCCGTGTTTATTGTGAAGATTGCGATGCGCCTATTCCAGAAAAACGCCGACAACTGATTCAAGGTGTCACCCGTTGCGTTGCGTGCCAACAAATTCATGAATTGCAAAAACGGAATTTCAGAAAATGAGAAGAGCAACTCTTTATCTAGCCATTGTGGCTTCATTACCTTGTTTAGCTAACACTTACACCGTGCCATTTAGAGATAGCGCATTTGGCAGATATTCAAACTATCCTGATGGAAGAATCACAGAAATGTGTGCATTCATCAAGTCGGTTATTTGATGACAGACAATGGACATTTGATAGTGGCAGTGGATAAGGACAACCGCCCATTAATTTGCAGAGATACACAAAATGAAAAAGCCCAACCAACTGCGCAAAATCCTTGAACAAAGCATTCCCGACTTTGTGAAAAATCCCGACCGCTTACAGCTTTATGTTGACGGCGGTCAAATCGTTGCCACCGGTGCAGAATCCTTCAGCTTTGAATATCGCTACACTCTCAACATTATCATCACGGATTTTGCCCAAGACATTGCGAGCCTGATTGTTCCGATTATCGCTTATCTACGAATCAACCAACCCGAAATATTTGAAAACCCACAACGCCGTGAAAATGCGTTCAAGTTCCAAGTTGATTACAACAATAACAACACAGCCGACATCTCCTTTGAAATCATGCTGACCGAACGTGTCGTGGCAAAACAAACCGCCGATGAAGTCAAAATGCACTATGCCAAAGAGCCGGTTTGGGATAACCCGAAGGTGAAAGTTTACCTCGAGAATGAAAACAACCTGATTTTTGATGGTGAAAAATGGCAACCGTAGAACAAGCACAGGCAAAACTCACCGCGCTGATTAACAACCTGTCTCCACATGCTCGCCGACAATTGGCGCGTAATATTGGGCAAGCTCTGCGCAAAAGCCAACAAGCTCGAATTGCTCGGCAACAAAACCCCGACGGCACCGCATTTGAACCACGCAAACCACAAAAACAATTCGGCAAAAAGAAAGGCAGAATCAAACGCAAAGCCATGTTCGCCAAACTTCGCACTGCTAGGTATTTAAAAGTGCGGTCAAATGGCAATGAGGTTTCAGTGGGGTTTAATGGGTCAAGTGCCACAATTGCAAACGTGCATCAATATGGCTTACAAGGCACGGTGAATAAAAACAAAGGTATCAAGGTGCAATATGCCCAGCGGGAGTTGCTGGGCTTTTCGGAAAGTGATATGGAATTGATTGAAAATTTGATACTAGAGCAACTGTCAATTTAGTTATGCGTTTGCGTTTTTATCAGGCAACGACATTACAACAAAACCAAAAATAACAGTAAGCAGTAAAGAAAGAATAAGGCTATCGGTGAGTAACCAAAGCAGAAAAACTAATGCGGTAATTGGGAAAAATGCCACTGTTGCCATACTGAAAATAGCCGAAACCATAGTCAAAGTTAAGCCGCCGACGAAAAACAGCATTAAGCAAATAATGAATAGTGCACCAATAATTGTCAGTATCATCGCCATAATGCCCTCCTTTGTTAGGTCGATTATCAAGCCAAACAGTAAAACTTGTCAATAAGAAGTGAGCAAATATGAATAATTTACAACTTACCGTTTTGTTAAACGCCATTGATAAAATGAGTGCGCCGATGAAAAACGCCTCCAAAAGCGTGAGTGCACTTTCTGAACAGTTAAAACAGAGCAAATCTGCTTTGAGAGATCTTGAAAAAGTACAAAATCAAATGGGGGCTTTTTCGCGCACAACAGAAAACATAAAGAAAAGCACAGAGGCTATCGACAAACACGCTAAAAAATTAGACAACTTGCGCAATAAAATTGCCAAGATGAAAAATGACCGCGTCGATTTAAAAGGCAAAATCAAAGAACATGAACTTTATCACGCGAGTTTGCTTGCAAAGGGAAATACGGTTTCTGCATTCGGTGTTCGATTAAAAATTGCCGACATGACCAAACAATATGAAAAATTAAAGGGAGAAATTGGTTCAACAAGGAAAAAAATCACTCAAGAAGATTCCGCTTGGAAAGCAAGTCGTCTAGAAAAAGCGCAACAATTACTTCAACTTCGTGATTTAAAAAGAAGACTCAAAGAAATTGGGGTTGATACTAAAAACTTTGCACAACATGAGGGAACATTAGCTGAAAAAATCAAGATGGCAAATACGGCGATTGAGAAACAAAAGTCTGCTCTTGAAAAAGCTAATCGCGCCAAAGCTAGGAATGATAAATATCAAGCTCAAGTATCATGGCTAAAAGATAAAAGTGACCGAATGGCTAATTTCGGTCAGAAAACAATGATTAGTGGGGTGGCAACTGCCGGATTATTAGCAAAGCCGACACAAGAATTTGCAGCTGCAGAACGTGCAGCCACAAATTTAAAAGTGGCAATGATGGATAAAGACGGCAAAGTCTCCGACAGTTATGAAAAAATCAATCAACTTGCGACCGAGTTGGGAAATAGATTGCCGGGCACAACCGCTGATTTTAAAGATTTAATGACCATGCTTATTCGTCAAGGGATGAGTGTTGAAACCATTCTTGGCGGCACCGGCGAAGCTGCGGCTTATTTATCCGTTCAGCTTGAAATGCCACCGAAACAAGCTGCTGAATTTGCCGCCAAAATGCAAGATGCCACACGCACCACAGAAAAAGACATGATGGATTTAATGGATGTCATCCAAAAGGGCTTTTATGCCGGCGTGGACCCGACCAATATGCTGGGTGCTTTCAAAAATCTTGGCTCTGCAATGGATACTATCAAAATTAAAGGCTTGGAAGGAGCGAAAGTACTTGCGCCATTTGTGGCAATGTTCGACCAAGCGGGAATGGACGGATCAGCATTAGGTAACGCTATGCGAAAAGTCCTGCAAAAAGGGATGAAGCACGGAGATATTAAAGCAAACTTAAACAAACTTAGAAAAAAAGGCATTTTAAAATCAAACATTGATCTTGATTTTACCAATGGCAAAGGGGAATTTGGCGGCTTTGATAAATTCTTTAGCGAGCTTGAGAAGGTAAAAAAACTCAACACATCTGAAAGAATAAAAGTGGTTGAAGGTATATTTGGTAATGATGCAGAAGTAACCCAAGTGCTTTATACCTTGCTTGAAAAAGGTAAAACCGGCTATGAAGAATTTGCCGCAAAAATGGAAAAGCAAGCAACCTTGCGTAAACGCGTGGATGAACAACTTCGCACACTATCTAACGTCTGGGAAGCGGCAACCGGTACCTTTACTAATTTACTCGTAGAAATCGGTTCAACTTATGCACCACAGCTCAAAGCTTTAATAGATGAATTTGGCGCTTTAGCTGAAAAAGCGATGAACTGGGTTAAGGCTAATCCGGAATTAGTCGGTAGTTTTGCCAAATGGATTGCTATTGGCGGTGCGACAATGATTGTAGTCGGTGGATTGTCTACTTTATTAAGCTATACACTGTATCCTGTGGCGCGTTTAGGTCTTGGATTTGCAAAATTAACCGGCATTAATACCCTCCTAGCAAAAAGTTTTAACAATACAACAAAAGCCGCTATTGCATCGAATAAGAGCTTATTTTCTTTCAGGGGATGGAAAACTATTTTTTCGTCAGCATCATCAGGTATCACGGGAATGCTTGGAAAAATGAGCAAGCTCTCTTTTTGGTTTAATTTACTGAAAAAAGGTATTAGCGGTTGGTTGTTTCCGGTAAGAATGGTTTTTGTCGGTTTAGGTTCCGCTATTTCCTTTCTGCTTTCCCCTATTGGTTTATTAGGTACGGCATTTGTTACTGCAGGTGTACTGATTTACAAAAACTGGGATAAAGTCAAAGCTTTCTTCGGAGGCTTCTGGGAAGGCTTAAAATCAGGTCTTGCACCGGTGATTGAAAAATTCAAACCGCTTGGCGACTTGTTAGGTGTGGTTGTAGGCTGGATTGAAAAAGCCGTGAAATGGTTCACCGACTTACTTTCTCCGGTGCAAAGTACACAGAAAGACCTAGATGCCGCGGCAAGCGCAGGCAAAAAATTCGGTGAATGGCTTGCCGCAGGCATTGATTTAGTCACCAAACCTTTACAATGGCTAATGGATAGCATCCAATGGGTGATAGACCACATGCCGAGCCTTGATAAGGTGGCAACTAGCATAGTTTCAAAAGAACATGCGGCAAACATTGAAAAAATTGCTAATTATTCGATGGACCCGGCGGGCGACTATACATCACCTCCGCCACGACCAAAATGGAGCGGCGGTTACGCCGGCAACGGTGGAAAATATGAACCGAAAGGTGTGTATCACGGAGGCGAATACATCATGACCAAGGAAACCACCTCACGCCTTGGCGTGCCGTTGCTTAACGCCTTAAACTACGGCAAAAACGCCTTATTGGCGACAGGATTGAGCATGAGCGTGGCAACTGCTGCGCCAATTCAGGTAGATAACCGACCACCGCTTGCTGCACATCCTGTCGTGGCACAATCCGTTGCACAACCCATGGCGGTGAACATCACCATCAACGCCGCACCGGGGCAAGATGAACGCACCATCGCCCGCATGGTTGCAAAAGAAATGCAACGCCTCCAAAACCAACAACAGGCAAGACAACGCAGCAGTATGCGTGACAGAGAGTAACAAAAGGGCGTAAGCCCTTTTTTGTTGAGTTTCTACTAAAATAGTTTTATATTCACTACGAAAAGTTGTATACTCCGCAAACTTTTTATTTATGGTGACTTATGACAAATCTATCATTAAACCCTATTTTTGAAGGCTTAATTCCTATTTTTAAGCAGTTGAAAACAGCGGCAATGTCGGCATTTCTAGTTTTTCCAGTTGCATTAAATGTTCAAGCGAAATCAGTGGAAACTAAGAGTGTGCAGATTTTTAGTGTTCAGAAAATCAAAATAAGCACGCAAGATGCGCAAGCATTTTATCAGTTTGCTGATAACGCAGTTGACCTTATTCAGGTGACTTCTGCATTTACTGACTTTGCTATTTCATTTGTACCACAGGCTTTTGAAGCTATTTCTATGAAAGAAATTTTGTTTTTAGAGGATAAAGCGAATGAGTACGATCTTTTGATTGCTGCTATCTTTGCTGACATGGCTCAATTTGATTTAACTCATCCTTTGTTTGTTTCAGAATTAAATAATTTAAGCAATAAAATGCATTACTTTTGCGATATGATGAAATCGGAGAAATATAAACAACAGTCAGATCAGGTAGTCTTGTCACGTTTGTATGGTGGCAAAGAAAGTGTTGGATACACTTTTAATAAAGCACATTCCTTTAATGATTTCAAAAGAGCTATGTTAGGTTGATATGTCTGAAATCATCATTGAATTATCAAAGAAGTTTAAAGAAGGGAGTTTAAATACTCCCTTTTTTAAAGATATACCTTATATGAATGATGATGAATTAGCTTTACTTTTTGATTTTATGAGATGTGTTTCAGATCATATTTTATTAAGAGGAAAGAACAAGCCCTCTTGGCAAGATGATAACCTAGACGATATTCCGAACACCCAATCCTATCAACAAAACAATATTTGGCATTATCATTGTGGTCCTTATGTTGAAAGCACAACATTTAGTCAAATGAGAGATTTAAAAATCAATCTAAATGGTGAAACTTCTGGACCAGTTATTCATTATCAAAAAATCACAGATAATCATATTTTGATTATTGCTTTTTCTCCAAATCATGAGCCATTCCCTCGACAGTGGGAACAACCAAATCCACTGATTGACCGTCCAGAATAAAGCAAGTCCACCGCGCTTGCTTTTTTGTTGCCCCCAATTCCACACCGCAACCCTCTCGCACTTTCTGCCCACATCGCCAAAAATACGGATTATTTAACCCGTAAGGCTACCTATGTCCGCAGAAATTAACCGCCGAATTGATAACCTCATTCGCTTTGGCTTAATTGCCGAAGTGGACCATGCTAATGCCAAAGCGCGGGTAAAGTGCGGTCAAATTCTCACAAGTTTTTTGCCATTTATTACGTTACGCACCGGCACAACAAAAACATGGTCACCGCCTACAGTTGGCGAACAATGTGTCATCTTAGCTTCAAGTGGTGAACTCACCACTGCCTGCATTTTAGTGGGGCTATACACCCAAAACAGCCCAAGCCATTCGCCGGATGTGCATGTTATCGAATTCGAAGACGGCGCAAAAATTGAATACAACCAATCCACCGGTGCCTTGGTTGTTGCAGGCATTAAAACCGCCGCCATTACCGCTGCAAACCAAATTGATATTGATTGCCCAACGGTGAATATCAAGGGCAACGTCAACATCATGGGCGCGATTACCACCGCAGACAACGGCAATACCAAAGGCAACATCAGCATCAGTGGTGAGGTGGAAGTAAAAGGTTCAGTTACCGCCAAAGGCGATGTGAAAGCGGGTTCAATCAGCTTACAGAACCATACTCACCAAGAACAAGGCGACGGCAATTTAACATCGAAGGCAAAATAATGAACAGATTTACCGGTGAAAAAATTACAGACGAAACCGCACATATCAAACAATCCATTGCGGACATACTGCTCACACCTATCGGCTCGCGCATTCAACGCCGCGACTATGGCAGCCGTATTCCGGAACTGATAGATCGCCCTATGAACCACGCTTTATTGCTACAACTTGCTGCTGCCTCTGTCATGGCATTAACCAAGTGGGAACCGCGCATTCAAATAAGCAAATTTCAGCCACGCATCAGCGAAAACGGCATTGTCTGCACCATCGTGGCGCGCAAACGAAATAACAATCAAAACGTGAATTTTGATGATTTATTCTTAGGTGGAAAACAATGAGTGAATTAGTGGATCTCTCCAAACTAGAACCGCCCAAAGTTTTAGAAGATTTAGATTTTGAAACTTTGCTTGCCGAACGTAAAACAGCGTTTATTAATCTCTTTAATGAAGATGAACGTCCATTTTGGCAGGCTAGACTTGCCTTGGAAAGTGAACCCATCACCAAACTGCTGCAGGAAGTGGTTTACCTGCAATTATTGGAGCGTAATCGCATTAACAATGCTGCTCAAGCCACTATGTTGGCATACGCCACCGGCACGGATTTAGACGTTATCGCTGCCAATTACAACGTGCAACGCCAACTAATCCAAGCTGCAGATAACACCAAAACGCCCAAAGTGCCGGCAATTTATGAAGATGACACCGCATTGCGAGTTCGAACCCAATTAGCATTTGAAGGGTTGTCTGTGGCGGGTCCGCGCAGTGCCTATGTATTCCATGCACTATCCGCTCATCCTGAAGTGTCGGATGTGTCTGTGGTATCGCCACAACCTGCGCATGTTACTGTCACCATATTAAGCCGCATCGGGCAAGGCAGCGCATCTGAAACCGTTTTACAAGCCGTACGTGAACGATTAAATGATGACAACATCCGCCCAATCGGTGATCGTGTTACCGTGCAAAGTGCGACTATCCATAATTACACCATCCACGCCAAACTGCATTTATACCGCGGACCGGAATACGAACCCATCAAAGCGGAAGCATTGAAAAAACTCACGGCATACACTGAAGAAAAACGCCGATTAGGGCGAGACATCAGCTTATCAGGCATCTATGCCGCCTTGCATCTGGAAGGCGTGCAACGTGTGGAACTACTTGCTCCAACAGACGACATCGTATTGCCGAATAACAAATCTGCCTATTGCACAAACATTCAAGTTGAGGTGGTAACAAGCGATGATTTCTAGTCACTTATTACCGTTGGGTTCAACCCCGTTAGAAAAGCGTGCGGCGGAAATCCTGAAAAGTGCGGTGGAAAATCCGGTCATTATTGCGGATTTAATCAACCCGGAACGTTGCCCACCGCAATTACTTGCTTACTTGGCGTGGGCGTTTTCCGTTGACAAATGGGACGAGAATTGGACAGACGAAGTCAAACGCATTGCCATTAAACAGGCTTTCTTCGTACATAAACACAAAGGCACTATCGCAGCAGTAAGACGAGTTGTAGAACCAATCGGTTATCTGGTGGAATTAAAAGAGTGGTTTGCCATGCAACCGGAAGGTAAAGCAGGCACATTCAGTATCACGGTTGAAGTGTCGGAAACAGGGCTAAATGAACAAACTTACAACGAACTTGTGCGCTTAATTAACGATGTGAAACCTGTTTCACGTCATTTAATACAACTTGCTATCGCCATTTCACCCACAGGATCACTAAATATCTTCACAGGACAACAAACAGGCGAAATCATCACGGTAAACCCCAATTAGGAACAGTTATGGCTAAATATATTTCTATTCTCACCGATTACGGCACACAAGCCCTTGCTAAAGCCTTAGCGAATAATCAACCGTTGCGCTTGGTACAGTTTGCAGTGGGTGATGGCAATGGACAAGAGGTCACACCAACGGCAAATCGCACCGCCTTAGTCAACGAAAAACACCGCGCCAATGTCAGTGCTGTGTCCCTCGACCCACGTAACAACAAACAAATCATTGTGGAACTCACCATTCCTGAAAATGTCGGTGGTTTCTTCGTGCGAGAAATGGGCGTGTTTGATGAACAAAACAAGCTCATTGCCTACGCTAATACCCCGGAAAGCTATAAACCGACTTTAGAAAGCGGTAGCGGCAAAATTCAAGTATTGCGCATGGTACTAATGGTTAGCTCATCTAATGCTGTTACATTAAGCGTTGACAACAGTGTGATTTTCGTCACACGAGGACAACTTACCCCACACACGATTACTGCAACTAGCGCCAACAGTTTTGACCAAAACGGACACAGTCATGCCATTGACAAAGCAAGTACAACAAATGCGGGTATTGTACAACTAACGGATGATACGGGACTTGATAGCGACAAACTAGGATTAACCGCTAGAGCCGGTAAGAAATTGGCTCAGTGGATAGCAAGTTTACAACTTGCGCTGAATAACTATATCCCTCTTAACAAACGCTCATCAGCAGTAAACAGCAATAGCAATGAAAATGTGGCAACATCAGCTGCAGTTAAAACCGCTTACGATAAGGCCGTGAATGCTGAAAATCTTGCCAATACAAAATGGACAGCAAAACCGGCAACAGAAACCGAGCCTGGTATTTTACCTGTATCCCACAAAACAGATGGCACAGATAAAAACAAAGTTGCGTCTGAATATGCTGTCGGTGAGGCTGCTAAAAAAGGCTTGCCACTAGGGTCTATTGTTTCATTCCCTCGTGCCATTGTAAATCCTGCTGGTTTTTTAAAAGCAGATGGCTCAACTTTTAGCCAACAAGTATTTCCTGATTTATATCGGGCTTTGGGTAATAGCAATAAATTACCTGATCTCACTCGTAGTGATGTTGGGATGACCGCTTATTTTGCGGTAGATGAAGTTCCAAACGGATGGATTGCATTTGATGACATATCCACCCAAGTCACACAGCAACGCTATCCAGAGCTATATCGCTACTTAATTAGCAAATTCGGCTCAATTAATAGCGTGCCAAAAGCGGCTGATAGATTTATTCGCAATGCCGGCAATGGGTTGCAAGTGGGGCAAATTCAAGAAGACGAATTAAAGAGACACACGCATAAAATATTTTCGCACTGGCCTGAACATCCTTCGACCGGGTTAATAGGATATACAAACGAAAACGATCGACTTGATGCTGGCCTGACATCAACAATAAGCGACGACAACTGGAAAGATAACGGTTGGATTACACCGCGCTTAGATAGCAAGATGGCCACCGGCGGAAATGAAACTCGTCCAAAATCACTTATATTAAAACTCTGCATCAAAGCAATTAATAGCTTTGACGATGTGCAATTTTGGATTAAATCGCACGGTGATGTTGTCAATATCGGTGCATTAGATGCGGGACGTTTAGCGCAAGGGTTGCAAGATAAAGCAGACCGCAATCACCAGCACACAGCTAGTCAGATTACGGATTTTGTTCAAGCCACAAATCAAGTTATTGTTGCCGCTTTTACATATCAAAAAATCGGCGATTTCGAAGTGCGAAAATATCCCGATGGGACAATGATTCAAACATATCGTTTTACCCCGCCAAATAGTCGCGTTGGCGCGCAAGATAAAAAATTTACATTTAATTGGGCGGTGGCGTTTACTGAAAAGCCAAAAGTATGGATACAGCACAATAACAACGAACAAAATGGGTATGGATCATTAGATATGGTTATGAATACAGTCGAAAAAGAATGTTCAAATTCGAAAATGACATTTTGGGCGTGGGAATGGTATTACAACAACAATCTGATTAGTTTTGATTTTTTTGCAATCGGGAGATGGAAATAATGACAATCTATTATAAAGACGGCTTTTTTGATGATACTGACGGCGGTTTTGTGCCGGATGGCGCGGTAGGAATTACGCAAGATAAATACATTGAGCTGCTTAATGGGCAATCCGACGGCAAGCAAATCATCGCAGACAAAACAGGCTACCCTGTATTGATTGCCCCACAACCGAGCGCCGCGCACGAGCTAAATCTTGACACATTGCAATGGGAAATTTCATCCGAAAGAATGACCGCACTTTTGCAGGATCAACGCGAAACCATCCGCGCCAAAATCAATCAACTGCGCGATGAGAAAACTGCAGGCGGCGTGTATGTGGCAAACATTGGTAAGTGGTTTGATTCCGATGACAAAGCTCGTGCCAATGTGATTGAGCTGAAAGCAGCCTTTGATGTGTTGGGGGATGAAGTCGTGCCATGGACGACCTATGAAAATGATGTCGTTATGATGGATCACGAAAAAATGAAGGCGCTTTTCAAAGAATTGAAAGATTCCAAGTTGCACAATCACCAAACTGCGACACAACACAAACTGGCACTGGAGCAGTCCACAGATCCATTAAACTATGATTATTCAACCGGGTGGAGTAAAACCTATGCAGACCAAGAAAATTAAAACATGGGGCTATCATGTATTAATAGCAATTGACCAACTATTTAATGCAATCACAGGCGGTGGAGCAGATGAAACATTGTCTAGTCGTACCTATCGCCGTGCCGTGTTGCATCTCAAACCGAAAAAGCGTTGGCGTGTGTTGCATAAAATTATCAATGGATTATTTTTTGATAAAAACCACTGCCGCACGGCATGGGAAAGCGAAATCAACCGCAAACAATATCCTGCCGACTTTCAATAATCATCAAAAGTGCGGTCGATTTTGACCGCACTTTGTTGCACTCATTCTCACAATCTCAACCGCTCGCAATCCTTTATTGCACCTCACAAAATACCCCTATCTTTTCAAACCACAAAAACCATAGGGCGAAAATATGTCTGAAGAATTCTTGCATGGTGTCAAGGTAACGGAGATTTCCCAAGCCTTACGCACGCTAACTACATCATCTACGGCTGTCATCGGCTTGGTTGCTACCGCACCTGATGCCGACAATGCTGTGTTCCCGTTAAATAAACCAATCTTACTCACCGGCATCACCTCTGAAGTCATTACCAAAGCAGGCAAACAAGGCACGTTGTCTCGCGCCCTCAATGGCATTTTGGACATTGTGAATTGTAAAGTCGTTGTTATTCGCGTGGAAGATAGCGAAGACGAAAGCCAAATGAAAGCCAATGTTATTGGTTCCGTGGATAGTGAAGGCAACTACACCGGCTTGAAAGCATTTTTGGTGTCTGCGTCTGTGTGCGGTGTTAAACCACGCATTTTCTGTGTGCCGAAGTATGATTCACAAGATGTCACCACAGAATTGGTGAGTGTGGCACAAAAACTCAACGGCTTTGTGTATGCCTCTTGCTACGGTTGCAATACCAAAGAACAAGCCGTTACCTATGGCCGTAATTTTTCCCAACGGGAACTCATGCTGATCTTTGGTGATTTCCAATCTTTCAACCCAATCACTAAACAAACCGAAGTGGATTATGCTGTGGTACGCGCCGCTGCAATGCGTGCTTACCAAGACAAAGAATATGGTTGGCATACCTCCATTTCAAACAAAGGGCTAAACGGTGTCACCGGTGTGACCAAACCGCTTTCTTTTGACATTAATGATTCCGCAACGGATGTGAATTATCTCAACGAAAACGGCATCACCTGTTGTGTCAATCATAACGGCTTTAAGTTCTGGGGGCTTCGCACTCGTTCCGCCGATAAGCTGTACCTCTACGAAAACTACACCCGCACGGCGCAAGTTCTCAAAGACACAATCGCGCAATCCTTTGACTGGGCGGTGGATAAAGACATTTCCGTATTGTTGGTGAAAGAAATTGTGGCGGCAATTAATGCTAAATGGCGTGAATTCACCGCAAAAGGCTATTTAATTGGCGGCAAAGCCTTTGTTAATTCGGAACTGAACACGGCTGCGACATTAAAAGATGCCAAATTGCTCATCTCTTATGATTACTGCCCGGTGCCGCCGCTTGAACAACTTGGATTCCGTCAATATATCAGCGACGAATACTTGGTTGACTTCGCCCGCGAAATTGCAAAAGTAGGAGCATAATCCCATGGCTTTACCAAGAAAATTAAAACTCATGAACTTCCTCGGCAACGGCAATTCCTACCGTGGACAAATCAATGAAATCACTCAACCTAAACTTGCCATGAAACTGGAAGAATACCGTGCAGGCGGTATGTTTGGCCCGGTAAAAGTGAATTTAGGTTTAGAAGGGTTGGAAGTACAGTTCAAAATGGGCGGCTATATGACCGAATTGGTCAAAGAATTCGGCGGTTCTATTGACGGCACGGCATTACGTTTCGCCGGTTCATATCAACAGGACGACACTGAAGAAGTCACTTCCATCGAATTGGAAATGCGTGGTCGTTTCGGTGAGATTGATAATGGCACAAACAAATCAGGTGACGACACTGAACAAAGCTACACCGTGCCGTTGACCTATTACAAAATCATCGAAAACGGCAAAGACATCATCGAAATTGACTTGCTAAATTCCGTCTTTGTCGTCAACGGCGTTGACCGCTTAGCGGAACACCGCAGCGCCATCGGTATTTAATTCACACACCACCGCCCCGTCACAGGGGCATTTTTAAAATCTTCACTTAGCCCCTCTTTATGAAAGAGGGAAATTTTAAAAGGATAAAACGATGAAAAACGAAACCTCAACCGTCATCACATTAAGCCAACCCATTAAACGTGGCGACAAAGAAATTACCGAAATCACCGTCAACAAACCCACCGTGCCGGCATTAAAAGGGTTAAAACTCATGGACGTGTTTAGCACAGATGTGGATGCACTGCGTATTTTATTGCCACGAGTCACCCAACCGGTATTACACCGTGCCGATTTCGACAGCATGGAAGTGGCGGATTTCGTGGAACTGGCAGGGGCTGCCGTCAGTTTTTTAGGGAAGAACTCGGAACCGACCGAGTAATTCTGATTTCGGCAACCGTGGAAGATGCCATGGCAGACATTGCCATGGTCTTTCACTGGCAACCGCAAGCCTTTGAAGATATGACTGTGACCGAACTCATGCTGTGGCGTGAAAAAGCGAGAGAACGCAGTGAAACAGAAACTGATTGATTATTTGATGACAAAGCCGAATTACATCATTTACCGTTGGATTTTGGCATTACTTATTGTCTTCTGGCTTACTGTCGGCATATTAAGTTATTAACCAAGTGCGGTCGAAAATTGAAAGGTTTTACGACCGCACTTTTCTTTAGGATAAAACATGAAATCAATTTTAATCTTCTTTTTCTACTTTATTTCAATCGTGTCTATAGCAGGTTTCGCAACATTTTTGATGTATCACAATATCAATGGGTGGGGATGGCTAATTGTTATTGCTGTTCTAATTGCCATCTCAAATGTAAGAGTAAAAGAATAAATTATGATGTTTTCTGTTTATCAGAATGAAGGTTGGGAGGTTTAACCAATGTTCCAAAACTTCGCCCTTGCCGCCTTGGGCATGTTTATCTTTGCCCGCCAAACTGTCCCGTTTCAAACCTTAGACCGCCAATCCTCATGGCGACACCCAACCAATTCCGTGGTGGGGGCTATGCCAAAAGCACAGTTCACCGGCAAAGAAAGCGAAACCGTGACCATTAACGGTAAACTGATCCCTGAAATCACCGGGGGAAGATTTTCTATCAAAGCCCTCGAACTTATGGCGGACAGTGGCGGTGCATTTCCGCTGATTGACGGTGGCACTTTTGAAATCATCGGCTTTTTCGTCATCGAATCTCTGCAGGAAACTCGCTCGGAATTATTCGGGGATGGTGCGCCACGCGCTATTGATTTCACACTTAATCTCAAACGCACTGATGACCCTATGCTGATTGAAATTGCCGAATCCATTGCGGGGATGTTCTGATGTTGGATTTTGAACGTAAAAATCACCGCACGCCTGCTTTTAAAGTAGTGATCACAACCAAAGACAAAAAACAGCAAGACATCACGCAAGTGGTATCAAGCCGATTAATCACGTTGTCTTTGACAGATAATCGCGGCTTAGAAGCGGACACCCTTGATTTAGAGCTTTCTGACCATGACGGCAAACTTGCCTTACCGCCACGCAATGCCATAATCAGCCTTGCATTGGGTTGGAAAGGAAAACCACTGATTGACAAAGGGCAATATTTAGTGGATGAAGTACAGTTTTCAGGTGGCGCAGGTTCGGCAGATAGATTAACCATCAGAGCAAGAGCGGCGGATTTAAAAGGCTCATTTTCCGAACAAAAAGAACGGTCATTTGATAAGAAAACCTTAGGTGAAATAATTGACACCATCACCAAAGAAAATCAACTCAAAAGCCAAGTGGAAAAAGAGCTTGCAAATCGATTCATCGACCACATCGACCAAACCAATGAGAGCGACGTCAATCTACTGACACGCCTTGCAGATGAACACGGTGCCATGTGTACGGTGAAAAATGGCACGTTGTTATTTATGCCATTAGGCAAAGGCAAAACCGTCAAAGGGAAAGACATTCCACTGCGCAAAATTACCCGCAAAAATGGCGACAACTACAATTTTTCCATTGCCGAAAGTGAAAACTACAAAGCCGTGCGAGCTTATTGGCATGATCCGGACAGCGGCAAGCGTGGCGAAATTACGGTGGATGAAAACACCAAGATTGTGAGAAAAAAGCGTATGACGAAAGGCAGAACTCTGAAAGATGGTACAGTAAAAGGCAGACGGTTAAGCAAACGAACATATCGAGAAATTGAGCAACAAGAACCCATTACCAGTGACAGTTCTCAAATAAAATCATTGCGCCACACCTATGCAAGTGAAAGAACCGCCATCACTGCCGCCAAATCCGCCTTTGATAAGCTAAAACGCGGCGTAGCAACCTTTAGCCTGAATCTCGCCTTTGGCGAACCTGATTTAATGCCGGAAACACCGATTGCGCTTTCAGGCTTTAAAGCAGAAATTGACGCAACGAATTGGCTGATCACCAGAGTGACCCACACCATCACAGATAATGGCTATGTATCACAGGTGGAGTGTGAATTGAAGATTGAGGATGAAGGGGTTGAGGTGAGGAGAATATAAAAAAATATAGGACAAAATTTTTATCAATTTTGCATTACGTATATGTATTGAGTAAAATTACACAATTAATATGGCAGGTAAATAAAAATGATTGAAGCAGTAGATTTGTTTTGTGGTGCAGGTGGACTTACTGCAGGTTTACAAAAGTCAGGAATTAAAGTCAATGCAGGTTATGATATTGAAGAATCTTGTAGATTCGCATTTGAATTTAACAACAACGCGATTTTTGTGAATAAGGATGTCTCTATAGTTGAGAAAAATGAAATTGTACAATGGTATCAAGCAGGAAAAGTTCGCCTGTTGGCTGGATGTGCACCATGTCAACCATTTTCTAAATATAATCAAGGCAAGGATACTCGATTAGACAAAAAATGGCCTTTGCTTTATGCGTTTGCGAGACTAATTAAAGAAGTTCAACCTGAACTAGTCACAATGGAAAATGTTCCTGAGGTTGTTAAGCATCAGGTTTATCATGATTTTGTTGATGAATTAAAATCACAAGGCTATTTTGTTTGGGCTAATACAATTAGATGTATGGATTATGGCTTACCACAACAACGTAAACGTCATGTCCTACTTGCGTCTAAATTAGGCGAAATTAAGATTATTGAGCCGACGCATAATTCTGAAAACAGGGTAACCGTTCAAGATGTTATCAAACATCTACCACCAATTAAGGCGGGAGAAACTTGTCCAACAGATCGCCTTCATCGTTCAATGGCGTTAAGTGAAATCAATTTAAAACGTATTCAGGCATCAAAACAAGGAGGAACTTGGCGAGATTGGCCAGAAGATTTACGCACTGAATGTCACAAAAGAGCAAGTGGGGCGACATACTCTGCTGTTTATGGGCGAATGAGTTGGGATAAACCAAGCCCAACGATGACTACTCTATGCTATGGCTATGGAAATGGTCGTTTTGGACACCCAGAACAAGACCGAGCTATTTCATTGAGAGAGGCTGCAATTTTTCAAGCGTTCCCTGAACATTATCAATTCTGCCCAGAAGATAAACCTATCAATTTAAACACGTTGGGAAGAATGATTGGAAATGCAGTGCCTGTGACTTTAGGAGAAATTATTGGGAAAAGTTTTATTGCCCATCTACAAGAAATGGGCAATTAATTATTTATTATAAATTGTCAACAAGATCTTTTATTCTTTCGACTTCTTTCTGACTATTTAAGTATTCAGAATAAACCTGTCTTGATTGGGTAATTAAATCATTATAAGTAAATATTCGTCCATTGATTGAACGTAGCTGATTGCCTACATAATCCATTCCCATAAATGTATTATTATATTCAATATCTTCGCTTACTTTTTCTTGCCCTTTAGCTCCAATAATAAAATAGACTTCTATTTTAGGAGCTTTTCCATCAATCATTTGGTTAGGATTTTTAATATACCATTGATGAGTGGCTTTTATGTATTTTTTACCTTGCGCAATTAAATCATCAAATGATGTTCTTACATTTGGACGTTTCATTTCAATAATAATGTATTTTCCAGAAATAGTTTTGTAAGCTATATCAATTCTTGCTCCAGTACTATCTGGCTCAATTTCCTTTATTTCTTTAGTTAAAGTTCGCTCAATTTCTGTTTCTGATGTGGTTCTTTCCCAGCTAGGATCAAGCAACCATAAATGTTGATACAGATATTTCTGGATTACTTTTTCTTTTTCATCTTCATTGGTTAAGGCTTCAAATTTTTCAATAATTCCCAAGCGTTGTTTAGTCACATCATAGAAATAACTTTCTTCAATATCATCAATAGATTTCAAAATCGGTTTAAATACGTCAGCATCAAAAGAAGAGAGTTCTTGCAATCTATCCAGATTGCCACGTACTTTTAGTTTTTCAAATGCTAATACTGCACTTTTTAGAATATCTTTGCGTGAAGTTTCTTGAGCTTCTTCTGAGCCACTAAAGCGAATTGTATTTACTTTGCCGAGCAGATCTTCTGCCGCTTTTCTATCTCGATTATCAATTAGCCCATCAAGCCAAGCTTGCAAGGTTGGGTGTTTAGCCTCAATTTCTTTCAGGCCCTCTTCTTTTCGCCAGTTATCCCAATCTTCATCAACTATTTTGAGGGCATTCGCAACGAAGGTTTTTAAAATTAAATAACGCTCATCATTTTGACGTAGCCCTTGACGAGAAGATATCGCCATATCTTGATAATTAGAATCATCTAGAAAATTAGCATTGATTTCACCAACAAGGTAGCTTGTAAAAAGTTTGGCATTATCTAATTCTTCCAATATATTTTCTTGGAAAATACGGCCATTTGCTAAAATAGTAATCGCATTATTAGACACATCATTCTCTTTATCTTTCAATTCTGATGGCTTACTAACACTTGCAATAAAACCTGATATTTCAAACTCTTTGTTGGAATAACTCACTTTATTAGCGAGTTCTTTATATCGTTTCGCATTCTTATTTAAGTGCTGAGCCGAATTGCCAAAAGACCACAGAAATTCAATTTTAGAAGTATAGCCGCGATGTTCAAGGGTGATTTCTTCCTTATTAATAAATACCTTAAAATTAAATGCCACCCCTAAAATACTAAAACGTCGGGAGAGGTGTTTTTTCAAATAGGTGGCCGTCGTTTTAATTTCACGGTCTAGTTTGTCTAAAATAATCGTTGTTCCATGGGGGGCGGTAAAAGATGAAGTATCTGTAATAGTTTCTGTGTCATACTCCCGTTTTTCTTTGATAGCTTGCTTTAAATTCGGCACATTCACTTTAAGTGCAACCACATCATCATTTTGTGTTTTCGTAAAGAGAGACACCTCATTGGCAAGTGAAAACATTGCCAATTTACCAATCCCTTTTCTCCCCATCACATTACGACCCTTTGGACTTTGCTCACGATCATCTTCCCTTCTTGCATAACCAACATTCAAGAATTTATGCTCTACATCATCCGCATTCATTCCGTGACCATTATCTGCAATCGTAATTGTGCCATTTTGCGCATCCACATCAATATGCACTTCGGTGGCATCTGCATCCCACGCATTAGAGACAATTTCGGTAAGTACTGCGGGGGTATTGGTATAAAGGTTTAATCCCAAATGGTTAAGCACATTTAGGTCGATATTAAATTTTGCCATTGTTTCTCCTTAATTCTTTATTCGTCGCTCATTATACACTTACCACCACTATTTTTGATTCTCAGTCACTCTTCCGCCGATATTCAATCCATCACCACCGCTTCATCTTCATCGGCACACATTCTCACACGGCACACCGTCACCGTCTCGATCTAAACGGCTTTCGCCACATTCATTTAAGTGGAATTTAGCCTCAGCGCAAGAACGCATTTCTTTGCAATATTTAGTGTCCTCACAACTAAACTGTTCCGCATTGGCTTTTTTGCTTTTGGCAAGGGTAGGGGCGGAAATCAAACAAAGTGCGGTTAAAATTAAGAGAAGTTTTTGCATTTTTAATTCTCCGAAACATAGCTATCAAACGGAAATTGCTTTTCAGATTCTTCGCTATTGAGTTTGCTAATGTTTTTGCAATATTGCTTCACATCTGTTTCAAAATTAAAGCTATGAGTGTAATGCTTATTCACGATCATAATCCGCTTTAGGTCTAATGTTTTGGCAAACTTTTTATCCAAATATGTTTGATAACAAATGCTGCTGATAATACTTTGAAGCATTGGTTTGCCGATTTTGTCGCGATTAAATGTGACTGATAAAAAATTCCCGGTTAACTCGGCTTCCTTAATATCTAAGCCCTTCAAGACTTGGGCGTATATTTTAGGCACATCAGCAGAATACGCGATCGGAACAGCTAAAAGTGCGGTTAAAATTAAAAGTAGTTTTTTCATAGCGAACTCCATATTTCAGCCGTAAAATTTAACAATATCATCCTTTATTTTCAGACGAAAAATCTAAAAGGAACGCTTGTAATATTTCTTTCATATTATCTGTTGTTGAGAAAAGCATTGTATCAAATTGACTAAGTCCACCTTTACTTATGTCATCGAGTTCCTTCATAGTAATAGTTCGTGTCGTACGAGTATGTTTATTTACTTGTGCACTGTCGTCTTGTGGGGAGGGCATTGTAGGATTTTGATGTTTCTCAATAAATAAAGAGGTTTCATCTAACAATTTTTGACACTTGGCCTGCAATCTTTCAATTTCAATCATTACTACATTAAAGAATGCGTGACTATATTGGGTACGTTTTTTAGTTAAATCCATATCAAACATTTCAATACGTTTACTGATTTGCTCCAATACTTTTTTCAACATATCTATATCAAGAATAGTATTATTAGGTTTATAACCATCCACATATCCCCAATCGCTCTCTCTATTCAGAGCTTTCAAGATAATGGCATAAGGTGGTTTATCAAAAAAGATAAAGTTTTTATTTTGGAAAAAATACCACGCCTCATTATCTAACGCTAATACCGGCAATACATTTAAGCCAATCTGATATTCTTTATAAGGATTTAGCTCTTCATCAAAATTTTTAGGGGGTATCACCACTTCTCTAATATCTTCAACAAAGTGATTAATAGGCAAATGGACAATATCTGAAAAACGAGCAACCAACTCAAATTGAGTTCGGAGAAAATTAATTACCTCTTTTTGCAAAGTTTTATCATTTTCAGTCAAAATTGCATCTTTAATACTAATGATTTTAGGGATTTCATTAATATTAATATCTCTTCCTGCTACATTCTCTGCACTGCTGTTATTTAATATGATATCATTCATTTATTGCCTCCTTATATGTTACTGAAATTAATTCGCCTATCCCTGATTTTTCCCATCTTTCAATACTTTTTTATATTCCAATCGAGTAGCTATCACACGCTACGCTATCCTTATTTTTTACCTATATTGATATCACGCCCCGCCACATTGCCGACAGTGCTGTGGCTGATATGTTGGCTGCCTGCACTTACACCTTGCAAGCGGTTAAACACGTCTAATTTTTCACTAAAGGAAAGTTGGGCAAAGCGGTTGAGCAGTTCGGTTTCCATTTCATCGAGGGTTGGGTTTTCTTTGCCGTACGCAAGCCAGTCAAGAGATATGCCTTTCTGGTCGGCTACTTCAAATAATATCTCTGGTGGAATTGCATCTCTTGATTTCCAGTTAGCAACAGATGTTGCTTTACCTGTGATGGCTATTGAGAGCTCTTTCATATTTTTAACAGAATAAACTTCAAGCAATCTTTCAATAACTTCCATTGTGCATAATTTAGCCATACAACACCTCAAATCACAATTTGATGTTTACAATTCGCATAATGCGATCTATTATTCGCAATAAGAAATAAAACAACTAAAAACGGATCGTTTTTAGAAATGGACTCACAATAGCAACAACCCTAGGAGAATTCAAGATGAGTAATCGATTTGATGAGTTGGCACAAAGCACCATGAACGAGCACGATTTAGATATTGTAGGCTGTGTGTTTAAGGCGATTGCCAAATATGGCTTAGAAGAGGCGAGAGCGGTGTTCGCGTTTGAACGTGCCAAACGCGAACTATTAGCGGCTTATGAGCAGAAGATAGATGTGATTGTGAAGGTTGATCGCCAATTAGCAAAAGAAACCTTTACGCCGCAGGATGTAGAAATGATGAGCTACGCACTGGCATACATTAAAAAAGCTGGCATAACCCAATTTGAGAAAGAGTTTGAGCAAATTAAGCAGGCTGTTCAAACAGAGAATCATATCCCTGTTTAGCTTCAATCTTAGTTAAGCCAAGCGAAAACAGAAAATTATCGCAACCCACCCATTCGGTTAAGCCTTCTGCAGTGAGGCGACGATATAAAACGCCGTTATGATAGATGCCAATGTAACAATTTGTTGAACCCCAAGGATCTTCTCCTTTTTCTTCAACATATTGGGTTATTTGAGCATCAAAGGCGGGCAATTCAAAGGTGGTTGGGTCAATAAGGTATTTCGATTTCATTTTAAGCTCCTTTTTAAGTAGTGGAGTTGAAAATATAAACAATACAAGAGGATATGTCGATATGGCAGAAAGTAATAGCGTTCACAAAACAAAACGTAAACCAAGACCAACGCGAGAAGTGTCTGTGGCATTTCATATGACGTTAAACACAGAAGAAGGCGAAGTTTTTGAACGCAAACGGGAAAACTTGGGATTAGCAACCAAAGCCGCATTGGGGCGGATGTTGATTCGTCAGGGGTTGGGACTAGCAGATTAATAACCGTGCAATCCATATTAGGGAATGTGGGGAGTATAGGACAGAAGAAAGTGTGTATGTGCGGATGTTGATGATGAAAGGACTGCGCGAAATGGGCGCGATTAGTTAATCACGGCGCAGTGGAATTCAAGGCAAGGTGCGATGTTAAAAGATAACGATATGTCAAATCATATTACCGGCGATAACAATACGGTTGCCTGTCGGGCCGGGCGGGATGTGAATATTACGAATGTTGTAGTGAATGTGTCTATTTATCTTCAGCGTAGCATTCCTACAGAATCGACATTGGAAACTGAGGTCAAGCCTGATGACGGATTGGGCAGTGATTCGGGCAAGTTGATTTAAAACAAGGTAAACAAGCAAGGAAATGTGATGGCAATGCTTTCTCAATGTAAACAATCTATTGCACGTTATGTGGCGTGGCTTGCGTTAAAAATGTTGTACCAAGTTTCTCTTGGAAAATCGCAAGTGCCCGCAGCATTTCTTGTGTTGCCTGCGGTGTATAGCGAAGAATCATCTTCGCTTGTGGCGCACCTGAAACAAACTGAAAACATTCCACCGTCATTTCTCCTGTCTCGGCATGGAAAGTGATGTTGAGCGGTGAATCAACGTCAATGGGAATAACCAGTGTTTCGTCAGTCATGGGGGGCCCTTATTTTTTACTTATGGAGCAATCAATAGCAATGTTATCTATTAAACCTAATCTCAACGACGAGTATCTGTCGTTATTGAATCGGTCAATCTCCGGGCTAGCGATACGATATCTTGATGCACAGCCGGATTTAAGCGTTCTGCCGCCGGTTGAAGATGCGCCGATAGCGTTTGCGCATTCATTAAGCCATATTTTTTCGCAACTTGAAAAAGTTCAGTTATGGGCTTCTGATAGAGCTTCTTATTGGAATTGTCTAGCAACGCTAGACAAAACGACAAAAGAACGAGCCTTGTGGGATTTACCTCCCTGTCCGCTTTCTCTTGTAGAGCTCGCTCAGCTTCTTCAGCAAGTAAGGGAGCCTCAGCTGGGTGAAATGGGTCGTACATATATTCCTGCCTTATTACTTGGCGTGGCAAATTATCTTGGCAATTTGTTGCACAGTTCAATGTATTTAATTGCATTGCATGGGCGCGCAACCCATCAAACAAATAAGCCAATGCCGACAGATGCGGAAATTTGGCAGGCATTAAAGGTGTTGGTTGCCCGATTTTCTGAATCTTAATTAGTGAAAAGTATAACAACGTAAACAAAAACAACAAGGAAAAAAGATGGCAAAAATAGGAAAAAAACGTGAGCTGAAATCCGAAATTATTGCTTTTCGAGTAACGGTAAGTTTTAAAGCCGCATTGGAAACCGAAGCGGCAAAAGACAAACGCGAACTACAAGATTTTATCCGTTTGAAATTAGAAGAATGCGTTCCCGCGTCAATATCGGTTGGGCTGTGATTCGGAATAGTTAAACAATAAGGTGGTGTGTATGTGTGAAACAGCAATTCAAGCGAGCGGGAAATTCTTTCTTCGCAAAACAAAAGACGGCAAATACCGTCTTTCATTCACGTTATTTGATAACGGTTCTACTTCTGTAGAACGTCTTCAAGCGCGTCAAATATTGCTTCAATCTTTTCTGCTTGATCTTCATCAAGAGAAAAATTGTTTAGATGCTGGTCACGTATGTATTCGTAATAGTGCTGAAGTGCTTGCTGCTGTTTGTCCGTCTTGTGATGAAAAAAAAGCGCAAGAATCTGTTCAAGCGCATGAATGCGTAGGCGATTTTGTGCATTTTCTACGGTTAATTCGATAAGTTGCTGTTCTTCAGTCATAAAATCGTTTCCTTAGTCAATTGTGAATGAATCAAATTGAGTATAACAAACTAGGTGGTAAATAGTGAACGTAGATCATAAATGCACGAATTGTGGCAGTAACAACATCCGTGTGCGCACATCAGAAAAAATTGGCTTGTTGTCCATAGATGTTATCGCCTATTGCAATAACTGTGGCACAGAACTCAAGGTCACAAGCCAAATCACTCGGGTGCGAACGCCGATTTATAACGAGCGACCGGAAGCCTTAATGACGAATAAACCGTTAAATCAGATTGACGAACGTCAGCAAGAAATCGCTCTCGATTAATTCTTAATTTCCAAACCGTAATAACAAGACTTGTTGTTTGAAGAAATTCAATCGACAGGATTTTTTCACCCAAAATTTAAGGAGTTGAACAATGATTAAACAAAAATATAGCCACAAAGTGGTGGCACAAAACAAAAGACGTACTTCATTTTTTCAGTTTATGAATAACGTGAAAAAACAATTCGGCTTGCAAAACCGCATTAATGCAAAACAAGTGCAACTGAATACCAACCAAATCATCACCAATGAAGAAATCTTGGCGCGCTTGGCAAATCTGGAACGCATTGTGTTGCCTACGCAAAATCCGTTGCAAAAACAAAACGTGTTCCGCCGTTTCTGGGATTGGACATTGGGCAAATAAGCCCTAAGGAGTGTAAGTGATGTATGTATCAGCCACTGAATCCGTTGCCGAGCAATACTGCAAAGCCAATCAAATTGACGTGCCGAACGTAAAAAATTGGGATGACGGTCAGCATTTTTTAGGCAACAGCAAATTCCGTGTAGAACGCGCTTTTGATAATTGCCCGAAATGGTTGAAAACTGAATTGCTTGCTTTGGCAAGGGTTGATACTGCCGATTTGGTCAACGGTCATCATTCCGGCTTAAAACTACATCATTACACCGAGGAAGGGCAAACCAAAATTGCCCGTGCATTTCGCAAAGTGCGGTTACTTTCAAGCTTGTTTCCGCAAAACATCCGAGAACGGGAATTTACCCAAATAGACACCAAACCAACCAATACAACCGAGGAAGATTAACCATGCCACACCTTATTGAACTTTCCAAAACCTATCAGCTTAGCGTCACTGACGTGGGCTATGTGGTGTATCAATTGGAACTCGACAGTGACATTAATTTAAAGCGCAACAAAGCGAGTTACTGCAAAACCTTTGAGGGGGTACTTGAATTTTTGATTCGTTGCGAATTGCAAAACGAAAACGTCAACAATTTAGAAGACGTGCAAAAAGTGATTGAGGCCATCAAGGCGGAAATCTCGGAGGCTATCTGTAAAAGCCAATCAGGCATGTATTAATAGGTAAATAAGCCATGATGAACTGGGAGCAACAACGCGACATCAACCTTGCCAAGCGTGAACAGGCAATGGAAGAGGCGCGTTTGGCAATGGCACAAAGTGCGGTGAAAAATGACCGCACTTTACACAATGCGCAAGCAACCTCTGCGCAATTAGAGTTATTTGCCGTTGCGCCCGCCTCTTATGATTATGTTGAAAAACTGCTTTCTTCCTTGCCACGCAAACGTCAACGTGAGCATTTCCGCAATGTGTGGTTGCGAGCGTTTCAATCTGTGGCGGATGACGGGTCTATTTCTTTCCGTGCCGGTAACAAACAGGCGATCTATGCCAACAATTATTTGCGCGAAATTTTAAGCACGAGATTGAGAGCCGTTTTTGAACATTATCGTATTTCTGTTTCTTGGCTGTTAAACCGCCAAACCTATTCTGCCGAATTAGCACAACAAAAACAGGTTGAGCCGGAAGGGTTGCATTTCTATTTGTTGGGCGAACGCCAATTGAAAGAAATCGCCTGCAAGCTTTCCAACCTGTTTACCAAATTGCAGGCAGATTTTGTTGCCGAGCGAGCAAAAGAGAAAGAACAAGGCTTGATTTCAATGGACGACTTTAATCGCCTTGAATTGGAGCTTTATCAATTGTGTGGCGATACCTGTTGGGGAATTGGTTTCCCTCTGAAAAGCTGGTCACGTTTTCATGAGACCAATAAGGTTTCTTCGCAAACCATCGAAACAGAATTGCTGAAAATCGTGTGCGATAAGCATTGGTTCCGTACTTTGCGCACAGCGCAAAAACGCTTGATTGAGCATTTGGCGATTGGTTGTGGCGAAGTGTCGGCAAAAGTCAGTCCGTATATTTCTAAAGGTGCGTTCCGTGAGTTTAAGGAACAGCGCAAATCCAACTTGGAATATTTAAAGCAGATGATCATCGAAAATATTGATGATCCGAATGAGCAAGTTGAGTTGTTGGAAATGTGGTTGCGTTCTTCCGGTAATCCTGCCATTCGCTACAACGAAATGATGAACCGGTTGCGTGGTGTGGACGAATGGGCGGAGGAAAACGGCTATATCTCTTTATTCCTGACCATGACCGCTCCGTCATCCTTCCACGCGACACACAACAACGGCACCAATAATAAAAAATGGCAGGGAGCAGACCCACGCCAAACCCACGCTTATTTGAATAAAGTGTGGGTGCAGTTGCGCGCTTTATTTGCCAAACGTGGCATCGGCTTTTTCGGTATGCGAGGGGTAGAACCGCACCATGATGCAACGCCACACTGGCACTTGCTGTTATATATCAACGCCAAAGATAAAGATGAGGTGATCAGTTTATTTAAAAGCAAAGCCCTTGAGTTGGATGGCGATGAATTCGGTGCGAAAAAACACCGCTGCCGAGTAGATGAAATCGACAAAGAAAAAGGGTCTGCCGTGTCCTACATTGCGAAATACATTGCCAAGAATATCTATGCCGGCAAACAAAAAGATGAAGATTCGGACGAAGTGGAAGGCTTGAAACTGGATGAAAACGTACAACGAGTTCGCGCTTGGGCGAACCTTTGGGGAATACGTCAATTCCAGTTCTACGGCAATCCACCGATTTCCGTGTGGCGTGAGTTGCGCAAGATGACAAAAGACATGAGCGCAGATGATGACACCATCGACACAGCCCGTGCCGTGGCGGATGTGTCTTGTTTTGCCAGTTATTTACAAGTGCAGGGTGGGGCAATGACGAAACGCACCGACCAACCGCTTTGCATTGACTATGAAGAAACTGAGCCGAATCAATATGGCGAAACCAGAAAAGTGATTGTGGGGGTGAAAAACCGCTTTAGTTTAGCGGCAGTGAGAACAAAACTAAAAAATTGGGTTATCAAAAAAGGCGTTATTCATTCAGATAATGCCGATTCGGAGACCACCGAAACAAACAAGGGGCATAGCCCCGCTTGGACTTGTGTCAGTAACTGTAACCGCTCAAAAATTGTTCAAAAGCTAAAAATCCTCATGGAACCCATCGGATTTATGCCTTCTGAACAACATTTGAACTATTTATTCAAATACGGGCGGCTACGGTTAAATGACTATCGGTGGATTATTTACGAAAACGACGATGTTTTCATCAAAGAAGAAAAAATTTCCTTATTCTCCGTGCGCAATTTTGGCGAGGGAATAGGGGGATTGTTTGGAAGAAACTTGAATTAGGAGGTTGTATGGGATTTTTAAGTGAAGACACATTAGAAGATGTGGAACGTGTAAGAAAGCAAAGAGAATATGAGATAGAAGCCAAAAGAAAAGCAGAATTTGCGGTGAATCCTTTGGGCAAATATGTTGTTTTGAGATATTTGACGGGACTTAAAGAATGGATTGTGGTTTCAGAATCAAAAGGCGGATTATCAATGCAAGATGCGCAAACTGTTTACCAATATGAACATAATTTCGGCAAAGTAGATGCGCGAAATTTATTAATTGTTAAAGTGGAGGATTAGGAAATGATAACCAATGAACAAATGATGGAAAAACTGACCGCACTTGAAACATTGCTTTCCCGCCAAGCCATCAGTGAAAATAGCAAAGAATTGTGGAGTGTGGACGAGGTGGCAGAATATTTCGGTTATTCCAAACGCCACATTCAGGCAATCATGGCGGATCCGTATTTCCCGAAACCGGTACAAGTGCCATCACAACGCAATATCAAACAACCAACCAACAATGTGCGCTATTTTGTCGGTGAAATCGTACGTTATGCGCAACGCAGACAGCGGCGCAACTAACCCAACAACTTGGCCACATCTTCCATTCGCGGGGCGTAGTAGGTATTAAGCAGAATCTTAATATCTCTATGCCCCGAAATTTTGGCAAGCGTCATCACTTCCACCTTTTGCGAAAGTCGGCTTAATGCTTCACGGCGTGTGTCGTGAAAATGCAAATCCGCATCAGCCAACCCGGCACGTTCTTTTAATATTCTAAAATTAGCATCCAAAGATGGACCGGTTAACTGAAAAATCAGATCGGTTTCTTCGTTTTTTACCAGCGCAAGATGATTGATGATTTGCATGGCTTTGGTGGATAACGGCACATTGCGTGGGTGCCCATTCTTTGACATGGGAATGTGTAGAATGCGGGTTTCTGCATTCAAGTGTTCCCATTTCGCCTTACAGATTTCCCCTGCACGCATGGCAGTTTCGATAGCAAATAGCATGGCGGCAGCAACCCGACTTTGCACGGTGAGCGGTGCATAATTGAAATCATAACCGGCAACAAAAGTGAGCCGTTCAATTTCTTCTTCAGTATATCGGCGAGTGCGTTCTTTTGGTGTTGCAGGTTTTTTTATATTCTTGAGGTGATTTTCTTTCAGATATTTCCATTCTGTGATTGCCGTGGTCATAACATGCGACAAAGTATTCCATTCACGCAATACACTGGCAGGGCTGACTTTGGCAAGGCGCTCATCACGCCATTGTTGGAAATGACGTTCTTCTAAATCGGGCAAGCGAATACTGCCAATAGGCATTTCCATCAAACGCAACAAGCGCAATTTTTCCTCTCGATAGCTTTTTTTGTGAATGCTGATCTCTTTGATGTATTTATCCAATAATTCGGCAAAAGTAATGTTGGGAATTTGGTTATAGATTTCACCGGTCAGAATTTTGGATTCAATATCTAAAGCCCACGCCTGCGCTTCCGCTTTTGTCCGAAAATAGCCTGATTTTGATACGCCTTTTCGTCTAACTTGAACCCGCCAAGTACCGTTGATTTTATTGAAAGTTGCCATCTTTTTAGAACCTGATTTTTTGGTGCAATTTATGGTGCAATTTTGGTGCAAATTCACTTCATTTATGATCTAAACAGATCATAAATGAACAGTAAATCAATGTAAATATATACAGTGGTTTTAGTGATGGGAGATTTTGATTGGATTGTAAGTTATTGATTTTACGTTGTTTAGATAATAAAAAAGCCGCTTTGAAAAGCGGCTTGTAATTCTTCAGAAACTTATCATTGGTGCCTAGGGTCGGACTCGAACCGACACGTTTATTCAACGGCGGATTTTGAATCCGCTGCGT